ATTATTTACTGAAGGTAATTTAAAGTACAATAATTATAATGGTCTTGTAACTAGTGAACAAACAGTGTCTATGTTTAATACACCGTATTTTATTAATGCAATTCAACAAGGTGTAAGTAATTTTAGAAATTTTAGTGAGACACCATATACTGAAGCCGCGTACCTTTTCTTAAATAGTTTACCATTGTCTACTCTACGAGAAAAGTATAAAACAAAAAATGAATCTGATGATTTAAATTATATTTTTGCAACACTGAATAAATTTGGTGGAGTACATAAAATACCATATTCTTGGGTTTTAAAATACGGTTCAATATGGCACCGTTATAAAAAGTATGTTGAAACTGGCGTTGATATTATAGGGGTTTCTTGGGCTAATTTTGATTATCTTAATAACTATGACCCTGTTAATAGTTTACCATCAACAATGTATACATTTAGTGCTAGTTCTCAAATTGGTATTGTTGATATTGTTTTAGAGAATAATGTAACAATTGGTGGGGAAGTATCTACAACAATTAACACAGGATTTTATCCTAAATTAATTAATGATTTTAATGTCTTTTACCAAGGATTTGAAATTTTCTCGGCGTACACTAGTACCGCAATTCAAGAAGGAATTAAATCAGGGTTTACGTTAAATTATGTTGATAAAGCCATTATTAGCAAATCAGAAGGTTTTGACACTTCAATACCTAATAGAGATTTAAGAATATTTCCTTGGACAGTATCTGTAAATACTTTAGATAATATATCTTCATTTATATTCCCATCCCAAGGTTCATTAGTTAATCAAACAAACAATGAATGTTTTGACGCAAATACAGGAGAAATAAAATTTGAAGTTATGGGTAATAAGTCAATGTATGATGGTTCAGTTAGAACTTTTTGGACAGCACCCAATTACGGATATTTTGATGATAGTAAAATAGTTAAGGTTAATCCGGACCAATACCTAAAAGAAATTTTTTCAGGAAAAAGTTTTCAAGAAAATTATTCATTAAATGGCGTAATTACTCAATATTCAAATATTAGTGAAATGTTTTCTGTTTTCGAAAAGGATGTTTTAGATTTATTTGAAGTTGAGTTTTTAAATTTTTCAAAATCAAAATATGATTATAGTTCGGAAGGTGTCGGTGCAAATGATTCCAATACCGCTAAATTGTTTAAGAACTTTCAAGTTTTAATGATTGAGTTGATGAAGCAACCTAAAATAACAGGGTCAACAGGTGAAGATTATGTAAGAAATGCTCAATCTGCACAACTTACAAATATTACTAATCTATTAACTAGATTTATTAATAATGATGTTGTATTTAAAAACGGAAATCCGTCTAACTACGATAAAAAATTATTTTATACGTTCTCAAACTATGATATTACCGACCCATATATTTTGGACAAATACACACTATTAACGCCAAATGCAGTTCCTGTAAATGGTGGAACAACTACATTATCTTCATCAAAAAGTTTATACCCTAATGAGTGGACTACATTAGAAACTTATGTTGGTTTTTCAGAAATCCCGCAATTAGTTTATGGAAATAACGGTTCGTACATTACTGACTTTTTTGTTGACTTAAACATTTCTTTTACGGTTAATAATATAATTAATTTTTCACCAATAATTAAAATTTATGCGACTCAGAAATTAAAAGAGTCCACGATGAATAAAAAAAAATTCATTGGTTTAATGGATGAGTATTTGAAAAAGTCTTTAGATTTTAAAAATAAAATATTTAATAATTTAATTATTAAACTACAAAAAGCTTTACCCGATGTTAATAACACAGTACAAACGACAATTGATTCTGTTTTAGAGGGACCACAAACAAAGGTTGAATTATGGGAATCATTTAAGGCAATAAATGATAAATGGATTTCAGGTAATGATTTTAAAACTAAAACATTATTTGAGGATGTTTTATTGTTAGATAGAGCGAGTAGAAATATTGGGGATAAGATATTGGTTGATGTTTTTAAATTAAAAAACATGTTAATTAAAATAAACCCCAAATCGACAATGCTTACTTTTGTACAATCTATATTAGTTGAAAATAACTTTGTTGTGATGAATCTACCATCATATGTTAATTTTTATAATGTACAGGATGCGGTTAAAAACCCAAAGCCAAAAGTAGAAGGTACCTTAGAGTTTGCTAATACATTATTCGGTACTTTTATGAATGTTGACTACCGAGAATCAAGTGCTAAAATGGTTTGTTTTTTTGGAGGTAAACCAAGTGAACAATTAGATTTAAAAAACAATGTTGATTTTAGATATAGAAATGACGCGTTTGATTTAAGAAGAGCTAGTGATAATCCGTTAGTTGAAGATTTAACTAATAAGAATGATTGGGATAAATCAAATAAAGTTGTAGGGTTTAATGTTGATATTGGACCTCAAAATCAGTCTATGTTTTATGGGTTTACTGTTTCCCAAGATGCTGGTCAAGCCACTGCTGAATCTCTTGAAGTGTTAAATCAAATGGCCAATCAAGGTGGTAATAGGGGAGGTGCAACACAAAGTAACTCATTATATAACCTATATAAAAATAGAAGTTATTCTTGTAATGTATCCATGATGGGTAATGCTATGATACAACCAACAATGTACTTCAATTTAAGATACGTCCCAATGTTTAATGGGCCTTATATGATTACAAGTGTTAATCATAGTATATCACCAGGTAGTTTTGAAACAATTATTGAAGGTATTAGACAACCAACCGCATCATTACCTAAAATTGATAATTATTTACAAACATTAAAAACTAATTTATTACAATCTATTATTGAAAAGAATAAACTTGATACTCAGAAAAAAAATGCGGAAACAAAAGTTAATAGTACTAATGTAATTGGTCAGTCAACTGAGGTTAATAACCAAGCAACACAACAAGATAGCACCACAGCAAATGATACTATTCAGGAAACTTGTCAACCAAATTCTAAATATGCTCAATGGACACCATTAACAGGGCCGTCAACAACAACATTAAATTATAAGAGTGTTATTGGTACTATTGTTAGTCTAACAAATGATATTAAATTACAAAAAGTTATTTTTTCCTCAATTTATATATCGTCAAATAATAATAACACCTTAACAACTTATGAGAATAACTTTGCGGGTATAACTATAGACCAAGATTGGGGTGAATCATCTACGTATTTTGTTGATAAATATTTTTATTGCTCAAGCCAAAATATACCTAACGCCACATTCTCAGACTCAACTCAATCAGTCAAATTTTTAGTTGAAAGATGGTCACAAAGAATGAGTTTATTATCCAATGACAGTGCATCGGAAATTGCTAAATTTTGGATATTAAATGCTAACACATCTGTTACTGATAAAAAATTAAATCCTGTTAATGTTTACGACCAAATGTCGTCAATAGATAAAGGAAATATTGAAACTAAAGTACAATCGGCGATTAATGAGTTTAATACTCAAACGGGACAACTTAATGTGGGGTCAACACCACCAGTAACACCACCATTAATTGATACATACACTTACGCAGTAACAACACCACCATTATTTGAAAATTTAAAGGTTATTGTGGACCCATCGGTCGATGGACTAAGAAATATATTTCAGATAGAGTATGGTTATAATATTACTGCGGAGTGTCATGAGGGTAGTGGTTCAGGACAACAATTTGGGACTAATTATGTTTCAACAAATAAACAAAAATTTGAAATTGATTTACAAGGGTTATTAACAGAATCTGGTTGTAATAATGTGTCGAAAAGTGAGTATACAGGAACTTATAAATACCAAATAACGGTATTTACTAAACCTGTTAAACCTGATGGGTCACTTGATACGTCAAGAAACGATTTTTACAAAAGTTATCCTGTAACTTTCACTTTGTAATTTTCTAATAATAAACGATATTTATATATAAACACTATTATGGACACAAAATTAATATTAGACAACTATTTAGGTAAAAACACCAGAAGCACTGAGAAAGACTTGGGTAATGGTTCTAAACAAGTTTGCGATTTAGACACAGGAGATTGTTATACTATCAGAATGAAGGATGGTTTAATTGAAAGAGTTGACAATACAATGACAAAAAATAAAAAAATTCAGGTTGAAACTCTAACAGGAGTGAAACAACTTTTAAACGGGTAATCAAATGAAAAGAGTAGACAACAGAATTATTGAGGAAATCTCAAGATATAAATCAATTAACGATTATATTTTTGAACAAGAGGCAACATTACCTCCACCACCTGAAGAAGGTATTTTACCTCCTGCAGACCCAAGTGCGTTACCACCACCTCCTGCTGATGCGGGGGCATTACCACCACCTCCTGGCATTGAACCACCTGCGGCACCTGGCGCAGTACCAACCCCTGTTGATGTTGCAACTGACCCTGATGTTGAAAAAGTTGGTGAAGAAAAAGGTAAGACTGAGGAACTTGATATTAGTGACTTAGTTAATTCCCAAAAACAAGTTGAAAAAAAACAAGAAGAATATTTTGATAATTTATTCAAACATCTTACAGACTTAGAAGGTAAATTAGGTGAAATGGATAATATCATGAATAAGTTGAATGACTTAGAAATGAAAGTTGAGAAATATAGAGAAAAAACACCTCAAGAGAAATTAGAACTTAGAAGTTTAGATTCTGGACCATTTAATCAAAAATTATCAGATTTCTTTGAAGATAAAGAAGAAGATATGGAAAAGTCGGGGAAAAATGAGTATATCTTAACCCAAGATGAGGTTGAGGATTACTCACCAGTAGATATCAAAAAAACTTTTAGAAATTTTGAAGATTTGGATAATCAAATCGATTCTTTCAAACAAGTCAAGTAAAATATAAAACGGTCTTCGGACCGTTTTTAGTTTAAAATTTATTTGACAAATACTCAGATTGTACTTATACTTATGATAATATAAATCATTAAATACTTTAACAACTATGGCGACAAATTCATTAGACGCAGTTTTAGCTCAATACGAGCAGGCAAAACAAGGTGGTTCTTCTAACACCTCAAAATTCACACAAGAAGAAAGAATGAAAAAATACTTTGCAGCTATCCTTAAAGATACTGAAAAACAAGGGCAACGAAGACTACGTATTTTACCAACACCCGATGGTTCTTCACCATTTAAAGAAGTTTGGTATCACGAAATTCAAGTTGACGGTAAATTTCAAAAATTTTATGACCCGGGTAAGAATGACAACGAGCGTTCACCATTGAATGAAGTTTATGAAGAACTACGCTCAACAGGAAAAGAGTCTGACAAAGAATTGGCAAAACAATATTTATCTCGTAAATTTTACATTGTTAAAGTTATGGACCGTGATAACGAGTCTGATGGGGTTAAGTTTTGGAGATTCAAACACAACTACAAAAATGAGGGGATTTTAGATAAGATTATTCCTATTTGGAGAGCTAAAGGTGATATTACTGACCCTGATAA